CCTCGTTGGCCGGCGTATTGCGCGGGATGATAAAATCTGAGAGGCCGCAAACTTTCCAGCGCCAGTCCCAATCGTCTTCAAAATAAATCACCCCCAACCCATGAACGACAAACTCGCGAGCCAGGGCCTGGTTGTTAAATTCAAACCGGTGCCAAGTGCGAAGAAGGCGATCGAATTCCTCACTTATGATCTGGTTCCATTCAACCCGAACCTGGGCATCACCCTCAAGAGTCTCCACTTGCGCAATGTAATCGACGGAACTGGTAAGATCATTATATGGAGCCAAGGCCGACTCAATAATTGATGCTCCTTCGAGCATGTTCATGTTGGTTCGCTGGCTCTGGCCTAGGTTATCCAGCTCGGCCTGGTCGTAGGGCGGAAACCCGTCCAGCATCTCATTAACCCGCGCGCGATTGTACGCATTGCTCCGGTCAGCCTGCCAGGCTGCGGTCCAAAGCGACCAGGCGGCAAACACATCTGTTAACCGAGACCCTTTTGGTGTGTGCCCCTCATAATCAAGATTGGCGAGTTGGTCCTCAGTCAACGCATTCATACCGGCAAGGTTTCCTGAATAGGTTCTTCAACAGCTTCTTTTCGCGAACTCAAAAGCTCACGCATAATTTTCATGAGCGAACCATCCTTGCAGCCGTGATGAACAACCGCTGATGGGCTTAACGGCCTGACCAACTCAGGAATGACCGTGCCATCAGGAGTGCGTTCTCCCTGAATAACCCCGGTTTCTTTATCCAGCCGGTACTTCCAGCTGCGCCATTCGTGATGAATCAAGCTGGTGCTGGCAGCATATTTGATGATTTCCCATTGCCAATAAACATCGAAAGCTATCGGTGCATACGGAATCGTTTTCCAAAGCGTCGAGTAACGAGGGGCGTCCTTGGGATAAATCGAGCTGCCGGTCATATGGACACCGTCGTCATAGACTTCACCGTTTGATCTACGCCAATGCGTAGGATGAATGAAACCCATGAAAGGTCGCTGCACCCGCCGGTACTCGTCATATAAAGTGTTGATCCAATTGGGCTTAAGTGGCGTGTTGTCGGGCTCAAAAAAATACCAGCAGTCACAATTCATCTCCTGCCAGACATGCAGCATGGACGAATAAAACATCATGTTCGGCCCTACCGGCCATCCGTCCCGATGATTGGCTAGAAAATAAGTGGTCGTTTTGGCAAACTGATCCCCTATTGCCTGCAAGACCTTATTAGCCATCTCCTCACAGTGATTAGGAGTGACAATTAACAACTCATGGCTCTTGTAAGGACCGACCAGTTCCAGGTATTTTGCCAAACTTAATGCCAGTTTTGCATCCTGCGTATGAAACGGGAAAACTAAAAGCATTCTGAACCTTTCTTTTATCAACGGAATTGACCACTAGCAAGGTCATTCCCATACCTTAACCTAGGAGCCGTGATTCGAGCATACCGCTTAATCTTCTGCATGACAGCCCTTTGCGGAAGAGCCTCTTCTTTACCCTGAGAACGAGCCGGAAACACCCGAATGCCTTTTTCACCCCCTGGAATTGCCCCAAGCCGGCTACGGCATAAGTCCACCAGGATCATAGCCGCATCCGCCACGTCCGGGCTTTTCTGAGTCCGGGAAGCCATATCGGCCTTGGACTCCACCCGAATGCGAAGCCCCGAGGAATGTTTGACCGTCCCGTAGTGGCGCGCGGTAAGTTCCTTAGCCAATTCAGGAGTCACGCCCTTAAGCTGATAATTGCGTAAGAATTCCTGACCGACATACCAGAGTTCGCTGACCCGATCAGCATATCGCTCATTGGCTGGTTCCTGACTAAACATACTGACGGGCAGGTCAGTAGCCAATCCGCTAAAGGAAACAGCCAGTACGTCCGGGTGCCATATGCGATGTACAATATCAGCGAAAGTGATCCCGCCTCCCGTACCATCAAAAGCCGCATGTTCAGGGGTGACACCGCGTTTCTCACAAAACTCCTTGTACTTCCGCGCGATCTGGAAATTCCGCGGTTCCTCCTTGTTTGTGACGTCTTCCTCCAGGATGACAAGTTCTGAAAAATAAATGACCATTCGTCCATCACGATCGCGCCCGTAATGACCGATCCAAAGAGCGCTTCGGGCACCGCCATTTGTAAAGCCGGGATCAAGGGCAGCCACGATTGTCGGCGGCTCAGTTCCCCAAATAACAGTTTCACTCGCCCTGAACTTGACCATGTCAGGCTCTGAATAGATCGCCGTCTCATCACCCGTGGGGCACCAGAAACCCCGGAACATCCGCCAGAAGGCAAGGCCATTCTGATCCATTTTCTCCTGTGCCTCGCGAATTTGGGCGATCCCGATAATCGGCCAAGTATCTTTTTGAGCGATCCAATTAGGGCTTTTGAGAGCATCGAAATGTAGACAGTATCCTCGTTTGGTCTGCCATTCCTCGTCTTCGACCGTGACCGACCCCCAGCCATCGAGAGGCTCGGATAAAAGTCCATGCGGATCATAAAGTGAATTGGGGTTGCCAGAGGCAATAAGCTGGAAGTATGGGTTAAGGGAAAGGTTGGACTCGGCAGCTTGAATCAAGGCTTCGGAGAGTTCGGGCAACTCGTCAGCAAGCAGGAAGACACGTTTGTTCTTCATGCCAATAATCTTACCGACTGCCTCGCGCTCCTTCTTTTTCTCGCCGGCCAGCAACGATATACCGCATCGATCGCTGGAGTAGACTTTACCGTTAAATTCAAATCGAATGATGCCGGCCGAATCTACCAGCTTGCCAGGGAGGCCGTCTACGGAACGCCAGTAATCACAGATCGCTCCCCAGATTCGCCGCCGGGAATCTTTAAGTGAAGTGCTTGTAACCAGGACAAGCGTATCGGCCGGCGCGCAGATGAAATTTATAATCCCCCACAGAGCGCAAAAATCAGTCTTCCCGCTGGACCCGCACCCAGCCAGAGATAGATAACGATGCAAACTGGCACATTGCGCCATACGCACCGCCCATGGATGCCATTCAAAAGGTTTCTTTGAATCCTTCCCCCAGAAGGCCCGGACACACCGGATAAAATGCCGCCACTTGCCCAAGCCTCCGCTCTCCTCGGTAAACCCGTCTCGGAAAGCTATCAGTTCAATCTCTATTTCTCCTATGCCAGGGCGAAACCGGCGTCCGTATTTCAAAATTCTACCATCGGGGGCTTGACTTGTTGTTTCCACTAAAGTAGAAATTTGAGACGCATGAAGCTCATCATCCCCCAGATCAACTTCAAACTTCGAACTGAATCCGACCGGGTAATCATCGACACCAGCTCGGAAGAAATGGCCGATCGGAATCTGGAACGCACTGAAGTTGCCAGGCGACTCAGTAAAAGCCTGCGCATGGTAGATGTTTACCGGCGGCTGCCTGGAGAAGCAAGACTGCGCAGCGAATTGACCCCTGATCGTCGTGTCGTCATCAAAGAAAGCGAGCTTGTCCGATGGGTCAATTTTTTAAAAACCAAAGAAGGACGCAGACTTTACAATGGACGTACTAGCAGCCTTCGATCCCGGAAAAAACGGGGGAGTAGCCTGGAGGGATTCGACAGGGAACTTTCAGGCTTTACCCTTACCTAAGATACCGCGAGAACTTGTTGAACTAATCAAAAAAATTAACCCGACCGACTCCATTATTGAAGCAGTCGGCGGCTACGCAGGAGACGAAGAAAAATCGACCGGAGCGAGGATGTTTCAATTCGGATACGCAGCGGGAGGGCCCTACTGGACGCTGCTCACACTTGGTCTTCGGGTCCGATTCGTGAGGCCACAGAAATGGCAGAAAGCTCTGTCCCTAGGCAACCGCAAAACATACGGAGACCAGTGGAAAAATCACCTCAAGACCAATGCGTCGGATCTGTTCCCTTCGATTACAGTATCCTTGAAGACAGCGGATGCGCTTCTGATGTTAGAAGCGATGTGCCAAAAGAAGATTTGAAAGAGGAGGTGATGCCTTATGACGCCGGATTACGGCTACATCTAAAGCAAGAACCCCTGCCTCTCACAACAGGGGTTC